TCCGCAAAGTCTTCAGCCTTGCCATCGGCTATTGACATTTGGAGTTGGGATACTTTGTCATCTATCTTTGAAGCTAGAAGTTTTAGGTATTTGTCGATCATTGTTTATTCCTCATCATGTCAGCCAAGAGTTTGCTCTTCTCTGACTGGGCGTCTTGGGCTAGTTCCATCTGATCTTTTTGTATCGTAGCCTGCAGGCGCGCCATATCAATTTCCTTTTGGGTAGCGATACGGTCACGCTCGATCTGCTGCTGTGATTGTTTGAGCTGGGCATCAGTCGCATCCTTCTGAGCCTTACGCTGCACCTCTTGACCCTTGAGCGCCAGCTCTTGCTGTTGCATTTGGATAAGGGGATCTTGTTGCAATGCCGCCGCTTGAGCCTGTTGGGCCTGTGCGGTATTTGCCTGTAACAACTGGGCGCTTGCCTGTGCGATGAGCTGTGACAGCTGGACTTCCACATCCTCTGGCAATTTCTCGTTCGGGGCGGGCATTGGCACACCCATTTGCTTCTCTATCAACTGACGATAGTGGAAACCTAAGTGTTCGGCAATGTGAGCCTGCATAGAAGCCATGATCTGGTTGGCCATTGGGTTCTGACCCACCGTCTTTTGAATCAACGGGTCTTGCATAAACGTCTGGTGCGTAGCAATGTGGGCTTGTTGATCTTGGTAGATAAACGCCTTCATCGGCATACCTTTTAGCGCGGCCATGTTCTCGCTGACTGGGTCTTTTGGCATTTCATCATCAGGCAACGGCACTAGCTTCTGGGCGTTCTTAATTCCTAAGACATCAAGCATCTGTCTATGTAATTGAGGTAAATCATAGATCTGGGGAGCTTGCTGGGCCAGCTGTATCACCGCCTGATATTGAACAATCTTCTGCGCCATCGTGGCCGCATTAGGATCGCTCACAGGGATTACATCAACTAAGTCGTAATCAGATCGCTTGGCTTTGCGGGATCCTTCTTCTGGCTGGTAAGAGTATTCATCAGGTGTGTAGTCTCTGATAATGTCGCGCAGAAGAGCCAGTTCTTGCTTAAAGGAATAGTGAATACGCGCCTGTACAGCGGTCATTACCTTTAACTGACGCTCAAGGATGGCCAGTGTCGTACCAACGGGAGAGTTGGCAGACATATCGGCAACTTGGATGTCAGCTGCAGACGCAAACTTACGGCCTTCTTCAACAATCTTATCGAGAAGAGAAGCCAGAACCTGTGACGGCTCTTTGTATGGCAGAGGCATGATGTTCTCTGCAATAGATCCGCTTGGAACGTCCACATCGCGCCACTCAGCTGGGCCGATTGGGGTGTCATCTCCCTTGACCCGCAGGCCACGGGTCTTAAATCCACCGGGCAAGTTGGCCAGAGTACCAGCATCTACCAATTGGCGCAGAATAGATGTACCAGACTTGGCAAATGCGCCAACAAGGTGAATTAAACCGAAGCAGTAGAAGCCAAAGCCTGGGACGTAGCCATAGTGGACGTAGTGCTGGCGCTTAGTGTGGAGTTTGTCGCCTTGCTTCCAGTTTCTGCGGATAGCCAGACACTTCATGCTTCCATATTCAATGGTCACGATGTAAGGTAAAGCAATTCCTGTAGGTTCGCCGTCTTTATCGGTGTGCTCGTAGCCTTCAAGGTCGAGCTCTACGTTCATCTCAAGGATTTTGTAGCGGTCATCCGACAAAGCGCGGAATCCCATTTTTTCAGCAATCTTTTTCTCTACTTCATCCAGCGTATTGTTGGGCTCTCCCAAGTCAATGTCGGCATAGAATCCAGCAACCTGTAATTTACGGAGTTCGTTTTCCGTCTTTCGCATAACGTGCGTAACGCGAGGGGACGTTTGAATGTCGGACGCGCCGTAAGGCACAACCAAATCTTCAGCCGGGACGAATATTGATGTTTGTCTGTCAAAATTTGGATCAAAGTAAACTTTCTTAAAAGCATTTCCTGACAATCCTAGACCCCAGACCATTCTTTCGTGCTCTGGCCTGAACTCTGTCATCACATCTGTCAGCTGATAGTTCATATCATCTTGAACACGGGTGGCAGCGTCTTTTTTCTCGGGGGTTTCCTTGCCAATGATCTGGGTCTTCACTGGCCCAGCTGCAGGAAACGTGCTCATCATGATCTCAGCTTGGAATTTAACCAAAGCTTCTGACAATAATGGGTGATAAACACCGCAAGCACCAATCCAAGGGTCGGCTCGCTCTTCAATCTTCATCCCCAAGAGCTCCAGACCGTCTACATAAGTCTGCATCCAGTCTTTTCTTGAGTTGACGTCATCGTCATAGTCGCCAACTAGGTCAGTCACTATCCCAGTGACAATAGATTCGTCTAAATAATCAACTAAGTTAGCGTCAAAGTCATCTATCTCTTCGCCGCCAATCTCTATTTCCATCCCACCAACGTTAATTGTCACCTCTTCAGGGTCAACAATCTCAATTTCAATGCCGCCATCCTCTTCGGTATCAGGCATTAGGGCTTCTAAACCCTCTGGTGCGGCGTAAAGTGATTTTTCAATGGACATATGTATCCTTAGTAGTAAGAAACTTTGCGTCTAAACGAGCGAACTTCGTCCTCTTCGTCTGTCTGCAAGCGTATAAACCCGCCTTTTCTGAACCTTATCAGAGCCTGCGTAGAAGAGTCAACTAAGTCATCGTGGTCTGAGTTTGGGAACGCAGCCATTTCTTCCATTAACTCATCAGCCCAGCGCGTAGCTGGCGCCCAAACCTTACCGCTGGCAAACAAATCAGATACAGAATTGATCCTCACCATCTTATCATTACCTCTAGACGGCGTAAACTCTTGAACAGGTATCCCCATCGCCCGAAGTTCATAAATCAATGGCGCTCCTGACGCCTTGGCCTCAACGATAAACGCATCTGGCTCCCACTCTTTATAGTGGTTAAAGGCTTTCTCTTTTAACTCTGGGAATTCCATGCGCTTTTTAAACGCATCGAGCAAAATAATATTCGCATCGTTCTGGTTTTCGTTCAAATAGAAAACCCCCCAAGTCGTACAGGCGGAATAGTCAGAGCGTTCGTTCTTTGTAAACGCCGTATCCCAAGACTGGATCACAAACTCACACTTAGGCGGGTCTTCGTCTGTCCACTCTTTCCACCACTCCCGTTTAACAATCGCGCCTTGTTCACTCGTTGGGCTCTGCTGGTACTGGGCGTTCCACTTAGCCGCAGGCAGTTCAGACTGTAGAGCGTGGAGTTCTTCTAGGCTCCAGAACTCTGGCCATAAGGGGTTACCACTCGGGAGAATCGCAGGAAAGTCGATCACCTCCCAGTCATCGTTTCCGTCTTTGTCTATTGCAGACTGCAGGATCCGGCCAGTCAGATCTCTCTTAGCCCAGCGTGTCATCACAACAATAATCGCACCTCCAGGCTGGAGACGCTGGCGAGGCCCAGATGTGTACCACTCATATACTTTATCAAAGACTGTAGGATCTCCTGCAGCCAAGGCGGCTTCTTGCTCAGAGTGGGGATCATCAATGATCAGTAGATCGGCACCTTTACCCGTTACCGTGCCGCCGACACCAATCGCAAAATACTCTCCGTTTTTATTTGTAGACCAACGGCCAGCGGCTTTACTGTCAGACCTTAAATTAACATTGGGGAATATCTTAGAGAACGGCTCACTGGCTACTAAGTTACGAACCTTACGGCCAAAGCCTACCGCGAGTTCTGCGGTGTTCGAGCACTGGATAATCTTCTTACTAGGATCCCGTCCCAAAAACCAAGCTGGCAGCATATACGAGGCAAACTCAGACTTCGTATGCCGTGGGGGCATATTGATAATTAAGCGCTTTATCTTTCCCGTAGCGATCTCTTCAAACTTCTTAGCCATTACCTTGTGGTGGCGTCCGTCAATGAACCCCGGCCACATGGCGTGGGCGAACTTATTAAAGTCGTCAAAGGCTTCTTCTCTTTGTTGGCTGGCTTCTAATGCGTCAAGGTCGTCAAGGTAAGAGGCTTGTTCGTTAGAAGGCATCTTAAAGAAAGTCTCAGCGGCGGCCTCGGCTTCTGGTTTTGTAAGGTTAAGAGCAAACATCACCCTCCTGACAAACAGGTCGCGCTC